AAATCCACCCGTAGAAGACCCAGAATCGCCACCAGATTTCTTTCCACCGCTAGTTCCACCACCACCTTGAGATGCGGCAAACTTCTGCTGGCGAAGGTTCATCATTTGCTGTGACTGCATTGCGCTAATGCTATTCTTGATAAGATCACCAACGATAGATGCGTCTGCGAACCTATCGTTAAGCGGAATGTTTTCGTCTTTAATACTATCTGCAATTGGAGAAAGTGCTGGAGATAATTCCGGCATCAATGTCAATGCTGCTTGAATTTGAGCAGAAGCGGCTTTTAATGCCTTTTTCTTCTCCCCCTGCTGCTTGAAGTAGTCCTTTGCCTGCCCAGCAAGCCCTGAGATCATTTCATAAGGAGCAGCAGCAGCCATTCCTGCCGCTTGTGCTGCGCCATAATAACTAGGTGTCTGGTATCCAGATACGGGTATTTGTCCTGCTACGAGTGCCATAATTTTATTAGACTGGAGTTGCGCGTGGGATTCCACCGAACATATTCGCTAGTCCCATTCCAGCGGAGAGTCCTAGTCCGCTCATGCCAGTTGCTCCTGCGGCTCCACCAGCAAGACCAGTAAGTCCAAGACCAGCGGAAAGACCACCAGTGAATGGAATAGCTGCAAGACCAACAAGATTTCCAATCATCCCAGCGCGTGATGCCCTAGCTTGCTGGTCTGCTTGATATTGAGCCATATTGCGAGCGTCTAGCGCACTGGCTCGCTCACGGGCAAGGTTAAGCGGAAGGTTGTAGTCCAATTCCGGCCCCATGCTCTGTCCAAGTCCAAGACCAGTTCCAGCAAGCGATGTTCCTGCGGCGTAAGATGCAGGTGTTGCGCCAAGCATTGAAAGTCCCGGAGCAGTGTAAAATTGCCCAGCTTGCGAGAATGCTCTCTGTCTGGCTGCGTCAGCTTCGACTCGTTTTTGCGCCATGACATTCTCACGACCCATCACCTCGGAGGCAATGGCAGCGTTCCCACCAAGACGACCAGAGGCTTGTGCTGCCTCCCTAGCTGTCTGCTGGTACATTCTGCGTTCTTCTGGCGTTACACCTTGTGCAGATGCTGTTGCCCGTTCAGCTTCAGCAGTAGACGCACGAACCATTGCCTCTTGTTCTGGAGACAGCGTGCCAGCAAGCATGCGGAACAATGGCGTTTGCTGTTGCATCGTCCCAAGCTCTTGTGCGCGGAGGTCTGCCATCTGCTGTGCAGCACCCATTCCAGCTTCACGCTGAAGACCCATCAGACCAGTAAGTGCTTGGCCACCAAAGTCAAAACCTTGTTGCATGAATTGCGGGGTATATTGCCCCTGCATTCCAAGAAATGCTGGCAACGCCTCGCCATAATATCCTAAAATTCCGCGAAGTTGCTGTTGAGTTACACTAGGTTTGCCTTTCCTACCAGTTTTGAAAATGTCCGTTGGCATTGGAACATCTCCACCGCCGCCTCCAAAAAGTGATCCCATATTATTTTATTCTATTAAGTGTTTTTTGATAGTCCCAGATCCTTATCCTAGGTGATTTATTGAAGTCTCTACTGAATGCAATGTAATCGAATTGGTCTTGGAATAGGTGCAGGATTGGTTGCATGTATCCAGCGCAGTAGGTGACGAACAAGGTGTTTGAGTGATGTCGTTCAACTGGCGTTGTTGGATCAGATGAATCTGAAAAGTATCCAATCCCAAAGCAATCTGGCTGGCACAGCACAAAACCATTGCACATATGCCAGTCAAGCAAGTGTGTAAAGTTAATGTTGTGTGATGCGTAGTCATGAATTGCTTTGGCTAGGTGCTGATTCATCGCATGATAACTACCGACCCCCAATCTGGATCGTCTCTTGCCGTTGATGTGTTAATTTGAGAATATCCAATATCAACATACGCAGTATCCTGTGTAATTACACCCGGTATTTTGTGTGGGGCATTGGCATCACCTCCAACAATAGCTGCATAATTTGCATCCAACATCGGAGTAGTAAAGGTTACTCGGTATCTACCAGTGCCAAGTTTATTTACTGAAGAAACATTTCCAGATGCTCTGATTGTCATGTTTGTTCCAGTAGTCCCAATCCCATTAAAGTTAACCCATGCCCTGCATCCATAAATAGGAGCAGTTCCAGTCTGCGCTCCATTTAACTTTGCCGCAGTAATACTTGCATCTGTAATCTTTGAAGTGGTCACAGAGTTGTCGTCAAGTGTTGCAACACCAGATGATACTGTAAATGCACCAAAATCAGAGTTGGATAACTTTGCTGGGGTTACATTTGCGTCAGCTATTTTTGCGGTTGTTATATTAGAGTCAGCTATTTTTGCTGTTACAACCGCATTAGACGCAAGTTCATTAGAGGTAATGCCACTTGCAGACACGGCAAGTTTGCCCGGAGACACAACCTGCAAGGTAGTTCCTTGGATTGCATCGCTGGTAAATGTCGTATCATCAATGATGTTATTCATCTTAGCACTGGTAATTGTGTCAGTGCTTGTAAATGTGTAGGTTGTATTTACAACGCCCATATTATTTTTGTGATAGAATTTGTCTGTTAGTAATGGAACCAGCCACTTGAATAGAGTGGATCTTAGGTGAGCCGATAGTCCTTGTCAATGTGATAGTCCCAGTATAGCCCCGCTGACCACCAAGTCTGCATCGGATGCTTGCGGTTTCAGCCTCGTTCGGGCTGCTAGGTGATAGGATCTGACCACCAAGGAATGTGGTGGTAGTGCCAATACTCTCTGCAGAGTCTGGGTCTTCGGTGGCAAACGCAATGTCGTACTCACCAGTCTCTCCCGCCAAGTTCTGCATCTGAACCTGTGCGTCCGTGAACCTTTTGCGCTCAAGGGTCTTAAAGTCGTACCCACGGCTAGTCACATACGAGTTAATCGTTGGGGTGACCACATCTGCGCTTTCATTTGTAACGCTCAAACGGTCAACGGACGAGTCGAAAGCGTCAATCTGGTGCAATCCGCCATTTGCGCTAACGGCATACAGGTTATTCCGCACCCCAGCACTTGCCGTGATGAAGTTCTTGATCAAAAACCTAGAATCTCCATAGGTATCCAGCGATTCCCACCCCTTGTTCAAGAAGTTGTAGATCAGAACCGCGTTATTTCCACGGGCATCATTACCTCCAGCCACAGAATCTAGCGGAACTGCGATGTAATAGCGGTTGTTGAAGTAAACCGCTACCGATTCACCCGCAAGATTCTTGTTAATGCGGTCGATATACGGCTGGATGTTTTTGGAAAGTGGTTCCTCCGTGCCGCGAAGGTTGTAATCGTTAAGGAAGGTCAGCCCGTAAATGCCCTCGTCGGCCAAGAATAGCATGTTGTTAGCCTGCATGACCACCGTTTTGCGAGCCAAGCACCCAACCTCGCCAGTAAGCTCCTTGACCACTGTGTCAGACAGGCTTCCTTGGGTATTAGCAACAATGTGAATGCTGTTTCGATTCAACACTACTAAAGCATCTTCATAGAAGCCGTGCATAGCCACCACATAATCAGCAGTACCACCAGAAATCCTAAACTGGTTTTCTATCTGATCAAATGTAGTGGTGTCCAATAGGTCAGAAACCGCGATTTCGTCGGAGATCTTTCTGCTAGTGTAGACTGGTGCGCTAAAAGAACCAGATTGGGAATAGTAGAATGGCACGAATAATCTGCGCTGGAAGTAAGTAGCCCAAGGAGCACCCGGTTGGTGCATAAACCCACCGCCTTCTGTGAACCTACCACCAAACTCAACCTGACCAGTGCTTCCGCTAGCCGATATGTTGGCGACTGGCGCAAGGAACTGAATGTTTGTTGTGCTCGCTGATGTGACTTGAAATTGTTTGCCAACAATCGCGGTGAACTCTGGAATGGTTGTCTCGTAAATTACAACTACATCACCAGCAAAAATTGTTAAGTTGCCAGTAATCGTCAAGGAAACCAAGCCGCTCGATACCGTAATGTTGTTGCCGCTTGTAACAAATGTTTGTGGCTGGGTGTAAGCACCTCCGGGGGACAGGGTAAACCCATCAGTCATGGTGGCTACCGTGGTTACAAATGTGGTGCTAGTAGAAATCCCAGATGCCACAAAGGTAAATGAGTCTTGGTCGACGATTGTTGCCACCGTGAATGTTCCATTAGGAGGAGTGCCACTAGTAAGCCCAGCGATAACCACGGATGACCCAGCCGTAAGTCCGTGTTCACGAACTCTCATTGTCACCACGGTATTTGGACTAGCGGTCGCGTTGGATGACGCAGAAAGAATAGCCCTTCCATTAGGATACCACTCAAGAGCTTGTTGCCCATCCCGCATAATCATTACCTTGTCAAAACACTGCAACATATCGCAGTTGCTCCCGACGGTGGCTCCCACGGGATACGGGATAGTCGTTGCCGTGTAAGGTGTCGTGGAAAGGTCGATCTTCTTCGCCAGAGTCTCTAGCGCAACAATAATGTATTCCTTGTTGGACTCGTTAGGGTCAGAGAACATGCAGGATGCCAACACATCGCTGGCGGCGGCATCGTTGATATTGATCTGGGTAATCCTTGGAGTTGTTCCCAACGCCACGGCAGTCACCCCAGTAACAGGGAATGTCAATGTGTTTACGGTAGCCGCAGTCACAGCCTTGACCCCATTGTTATTCGTGCCAGTAAAGGTGATACCACTAACCGTAAGGTTGCCAGCCACCCCAATAGCCAACCCATGTCCAACCACGGTAATTGTTACCACATTTGCGGCATACGACACAGCAGTAATAGCCAAGAAGAATGGACTAGGAAGGATGTGGAACGGAAGGTTTAACGGAGTTCCCCCAGTAGTCAGCACAGGGCTAACAGAGACTACGCTCTTGCGCGGCCTCCAGAAGCCTTCCATGCGCCCATTAAGGCTCTCCCTTACCTCACCTGCCTCCAACTGGTTAAGCTGCAACCTCTGGTTTACACCAAAGAATCCACGGTCGTTATCGCTGCCGATAGCGTCATCTAACCCACCAGTGGATCGGAACTGCGACATTATGCCCGATAGGCAATGACAGTCCCAGAAGTGATGGTGAAACCAGTGAAGTTGCCACCAAGCCCGCTACCAGCATTGTGAGTAATGGTGATTAGCTTGGTGCTGGCATTCGTGATATTAGGACTAGCAATCGCACTGAACACAGTATCGGTCACGCACTGAATCCAGCGGAAGTCACCAGTCACAGCACCATCTGCGGAATTGTAAGCTTGGCCACCTTGCTGGCCTTGTAATTGATAGGAGTCGCCTCTCATATCCTCCAAGTGCAGGGGGAATCGCAATGCGTCAAGGGGGAACTTGTGGGTGTCATTCACCCACCATTCACCCCACCCCAGTATATAGAGGATACAGAGGATACAGAAGAAGGTGTGATATAGAAGATAAAGAAGATTGAGACGAAGTAGAGTTGACACTCATGGAATGAGCCACTACCATCTAGCCAACAACACCTCCCACGCCTCTCCGCGAAGCGCACCAAGGGAGGTTTCTTTTATCCTGTGTAGCTCAGAGGCAGAGCAAGCGACTGTTAATCGCTGGGTCGTTGGTTCGATCCAAACCGCAGGAGCCATAAGTCCAGCGTAAGTAAAGTACCACCCACGGGTTCGCATGCCGGGTACTAATTGCCCTCACAGAGGCGCGGGGTGGTAAACGCAATGTGCGAGGGGAATGACAGCTTGGCAAGTTCCCAGTCGGGAACATCGGGGGGGGTGGAGGGGGTGGGGTGGGGAAATGTGCGTGAGCGGGAATAGTGATTT